GCAGGGGCCGGAGCGGGTGCAGGGGCCGGAGCGGGTGCAGGGGCCGGAGCGGGTGCAGGGGCCGGAGCAGGTGCAGGGGCCGGAGCGGGCTGACCGTCCTCGCCCATAAACGCCGCCGTCAGGTGCGCGAGTTGAGACTGTGCAGCGGCGCAGTCGTTCGCGTTGTTAATCTCGAAGGTAATCTTCATGGGTTCGTCTCCTTTGCGAAACATGTTTTACGGCGGTTAGATTGCAGTGTCAAGGGGTGCCGCTGCCGTCATTGCGTGCCCCTCAATTTCAGCGATACTCGCTGTCTTCGTAGCGACGATGCGGTTCACCGCCACGTCGATAGAATTGGCCAAGGTGATGAACCGAGCGTGCACTTCGTTCGTCTGGCCGTAACGGTGCACACGTTTGATCGCTTGCGCGTTGCCTGCCGGAGACCAGTCGCTTTCGAGCATGTCGATCTCGCAACTTTCGGTGAGTGTCAGGCCCGTGCCTGCGACCTTGATGTTGCCGACGAACACCTGACAGGACGGGTCGTTCATGAAGCGGTGCACGGCTTCTTGCCGTTCGTGTTCCGGGGTCGAGCCGTACACTGCGACCGCGTTGTATCCGTACTTGTTAAGGTAGTTGCGAACGTGGAGCAGCGGCTCGGTGTGCCAGCAAAACACAACCCGCTTGCCTGCACCCGCGTCGAGTTCCATCTTCAACATGTCAGCGTAGGCTACAGCTTTGGCCTTGCCGACAAGCCTGCGCACCACCGCCATGTAGTCCGCAGAAAGCGCTTCGATATTGCCTGTCTCGATAGCGTCGATGATAGATTGTTCGAGGTGCGGGTACGCGTCCATCGCCTTCTCGATGTCGATGGTCTTGCCTTCAACGAGAACTTCCTTCAACCAGATCGGGGGCAGTTGCATACCGACATCGTTGTGCGTGCGGCGTATCGAGTTGTTGTAAATCAGTTGTTGAAGCTGCGCTGTCACCTCCGGCTTAGGAAAGTGGCGCGCGCTATACGTACCCATGCGCTTCTCGAAGAAGTAGGACACAAAGGTATCGGCGTCCATGTCGATAGCCTTGGCGAAGCGCAAGAACGTGTAGATGTCAAGCGGATCGTTGGCCATAGGGGTGCCTGTGACGTGCCACGCGTGCTCTGCCCACTCTACCATGCTGTCCTCGCCGGACGCTTCGTGCCCTAGCAGTGCGCGGGTACGGTTTGCGTTGACGTTCTTGAGATAATGCGCCTCGTCGAACGCAATGAAGTCTATGAACTCGCCTTCCTGTATGAACTTGGGCGTCCACTTGGTTGCTTGCTCGTACGAGGTGACGAGGATGTCGAAGCGGCCTCGGCTCCACGCAATGAAGTCGTGTATGTTCTTGCCCTTGCAGATGCGGCGCTCATACTGCGAGAACTTTCCGAACTCTACGATCCAGTTCTCTCGCAGCATAGCAGGGCACACAATGATACCGCGTTCACAAAGCGCCCGGTCGATAGCGCCGATGGTCGTGGCCGTCTTGCCGATGCCCATCTCGTCGTGCAGTCCGAACCGATCTCGACTGCACATGATGTTCGCGGCGTGCGCCTGATAGTCAAACAAATCAAGCGTCACAGCATTCGGCTCCGTACGATCTCGTGCAAACGCAGGCCGGGGCAGGATACGCTGACGTCCACGTCGTTATCAAAGTCAGCGGCAAAGATGTGCTTGCAGTACGTACCGATGTCGCGCTGCCAGTCGTAGTCTTGACGTCGTACGCGTACGAGCAGGACGTTGTGTTGCCCGAACTCACGGGAAGCGGCGTCTACTTCCTCTTGAAACCGAACGTCCGGTACGAGGATGTAACCGTAACCTCGGTAGTTCGTGGCGTGCTGCGCCCACAGATTTGCAAAGTAGTCTTCGCCTTCTTCGGTACGCATACGTTCTCCGTACTCGATGTACACTTCGCGCGGCGTCTTGCCGTCGAGACTCGATACGTTGAGACCTTGCCAGTCTTTCGCGCCACTAATAGGTTCGTCCTTGTAGTGCTCCATGATCTGCACGTGCGACGGCGTGCCGCCGTACTCAGCCATGGCGGCGAGCTTACCCGGCCACATGATGGGCAATTTACGCGCACTGCTTGCGTGCTCAATGAAACGATCAGCGATGAAGTCTTTGCCCACCTGTCGGGGGCCGTTCAATAGGATGATGCGGGTCACGTTACGCTCCTGTATCTGCATTGGCGTACGCTAGTCGCAACTCTAGGTCCGCCTTGGGGTTGAGGGTTTGGAGGATCGTGTCACCTCCGAACTTCGCAATCATGGCCGCTTCCGCACGGTCAATACGCTTGCCGCCTTTGACGCCACGAAACTTCTGTCGATCTGCTGGGAACAGTTCGTCGGCGCGGGCCATGATGGCACTGTCGTCCGCTTTGCTTTTGCCCGGTACCTGCAACACTTGCTTCCACGTCTGTGGCGGTACGGTCTCGATCACGATGCCCGAATAGAACGCGGCCATGTAGATGATGCCGACGCCGTACCCGAAGGTGAAGGCGTGCGCGGCGTTCTGTGCTTTGCGCCCACCGACTGCCTCCATGACGACGAGTTCCACGCCCATCACTTCAAACTCGTCGAACAGGTCAGCGATAGCGAGCGCGTCAACGCGCTTGCGCTTGCGCTTACCGACGGTCTGGTACCACACGGGCGTGTCGTATACTTCGCCGACAAGCGCGCGGCTCTCGGTATCGTACACCGCGAACGCACCTGACGATCCGGGGTCTATGCCAAGAACGAGTGTCATGCCAGCACACCTTGCGCGCAGTGCAAGAACCGACGTACACTTTCGATGTAGTAGTCTTGCGCTTCGACGCACTCAAGAAGGGTAGGAAACCTGTCGATCACAAAGTAACCGTTCGACGTGTCAAACAGTATCCAAATCGTGTCCATCTAAAACCCTCCTATCTGTCTCGCGGTCTTCGGGTACAGCTTCCACCACTTCGGGTGCGCGTCTTGGAAACGCCGCCACTCGTCGGACGTTAAGTCCGCTTTGACCGTGTTGCACGCCCGGCAGCACGGATACCATTTCTTTCCTCCCTTGCTCTGAGGGTGTAAGTGATCGCGGGTGAACGCGCGATCCGAAGGCGATGACGACTTCTCCAAATCGCGCTTGCAGTACAGGCAGTACGGCTTGCGTTTCTTTCTGCGCCGCGCCATTCAATTCAACAGCCCTCGTATTTCTTCGGGTAGTTCGCGGATCACACGACCCGGTGTCAGAGTGCGCTCGTCGGCCATGACGACTTCCGATGCGATGATGTGCAGATAGTGATGGCCGGGTGCCTCTTCGGGCAGGTCAACGTCCTTCATGTACTTTGCGTGCACGATCTTGAGTGGCAGTTGCTCGCGCTCTGCTAGCCGCTCAAGCGCTTGCCATATGCCGTCTTGGATGTTAGCGGGCCAGTCCTCGAAAGGCACGTCGAGCGCCCCGGACACAGGCACGTCGAGTTCAAACGTGCGTATCCCTGTTGTCTTATCGGCTTCCACGAGGTGATCCTTTCCTTCTGTCTGCTCTGTGCGCCGCCAAGCGCACTGCACGTTTGCTTCTATCTCGTTGCAGCGCGGCGTTGAGTTCGGCCCTGACGGCCATGATCTCGCCTAGCCTGCGGTCTGCGTACTCGCCGATCTTCCACCACACTTCGTCACGGTCGATCTCGGCGAGCTTATGGCGGGCGTCGAGCAGGGGTGCCAGTTCATCATAGGGCACTCCGATGTTCGACGCCAGCATTCTTGGAGGCTCGTCTAGCGCCTTGCAGATGCGCCAGAGGAACGTGTCATCGACGTTGGGAGGGCTTACGGTCCTTCTCGGCACTCTTGTCCTCCCCGCGCCTACAATACTGCTCTACCGGCTCGTCTCTGTCGCCCGCGATACCGCACTTCTGGCAGAACCAAGAGCCGCCCGCGTATGTCCGGGCCTCACAAGCCATCACGCCACCCGTTGCAGTTCGGTGCCGTCCAGCGCCGCCAGTCCGGCGAGCAGTTTGTTGGCACGTTCGACCAGTTCGCCGCGAAGCAACGAGTACTGGTCTTCGTCGGGGGCGAGGTGCGTCTTGCCCTTAATGTAGTTGGTGTACGTGCTGCGGGACACGCCGAGAGCTTCGGCCATGGCCGTGTCCCCGGCCCCGCACTCTTTGAGCGCCACGAAGATCGACGGATCGAGACCGTTCGCCGCCGCTTCGGCTTTCTCAGCCGCCTTGGCTTCTTTCTTCGCCTTGGTCTTGGCGCGGCCCGAAGGCTCTTTGTGCGCGTCGATCATCTCGACGATCTCAGACGCCGGGTCGTCCATGTCCAAGATTGCAAGTTGGATTACGTCGATCTCGTCGGTACCGATACCGAGCCGAGACGCTGCGGACCCTGCAAGGATGTCATCTTCCTCTTCGACGATGGTTTCGATGTCTTCGTACACCGCCATCTGATCGAAGTCCTTGCCGACGTGCGCCTTGATCTTGGCCACAACGCCCGCAATGTCGTTCACACTATCTGTCATCTTATTGTCTCCTGTGTCTGTGGTGTGTGCGGCGAGACGCGCTTCGACGTCCGCCTTTACGATCCCGGCGTTCGACAGAACTTGCACGGGGGTTTTGTCAGCGGTGAGCTGTTTGAACACCTCTTTCGCTGCGCTCTCTGCGAGTTTGTCTACGATGCTACGATCTGCATCGGTGCTCAGCCAAACTTGCGTTTCGATTGTGTTCTTTCCGAGCCAGTCGGCAGACAGTTGATCGTCCCACTTCTCAAGCGCGGCTTCAACCACGTCATCCATGCCGCTTTCGTAGTCGTCACGGGCGTTACCCTCTTCGGGTATCTCTTCGTATTCGCCGTTGTTGATCTCGTACATAGCGACTTGATCCATCAAATCAACGTGTATCTCGTGAGTGATCTTCTCCTTGGCGGTCTTGGCCACGGTGTCACCAACGACGCGCATTGCCAGTTCAATGTTGGGCGTTTTCTTAGGGTGAAGTTTCGGCGAGGCGAACGCGACGTCAAGCAGCGCGTCCTTATCGCCTGTGAAGTCTTGTACGTACATCGCTTCTCTCCTATCTGGTGGACCCGGTAGGGTTCGAACCTACAACCAAAGCGTTATGAGCGCTCTGCTCTACCGTTGAGCTACAAGTCCTGTCTGTACTCTATGAACGTCCCGGTGCGGGTATCAGACCGCGACCGGGACGTCTGTAGAAGACAGCGCGCTTACGCTTTCGCCGCTTCGACACGCCAGACGCGCACGCCAGTCCCGGCGGTGGCGTCGTTCACGGTGCGCATGGCGAACTCGAAACCTTCGTTGTTCTTCTTGAAGCGGCGGATCGCCCCAGACAGACGGTTCGACACGGTGCGGGCCTTTTCCTTGAACACCTTCTCGCGCTCTGCCGGGTCTTTGATCGTCGCAGGAACTTCAACAGGTTCAAGGAACGACGCGCCCACGGGCATAGCCGCAAGTTTGCTGGCCGTCTCAGAGGTGCGCGAGCCGCGCGTCATTGCGGGGACGTCCAGTCCGGTGTCGAAGGTAAACTCGCCGCTCTTAACGGTCTTCGCGGCAGTTTTGGTAGCGGCTTTGTCGGCCATGGTTTCTCTCCTTTTGAGTTATGGTAAACTTGTTACCGTGTATCTACGTACGATCTGCGTTTGAGGTTGTCAAGCGTTAATCGTCACCTTTGTTGTACACGTTCAAGCCTTCTCTGCGAAACGCCTCTATGACGATGTGCTCAAGAGCATCGGCTAGAACGTCGCGCGTGTCAACCGTCCAACGGCTGCGCTGCAACGGACCTTCCAATAGCTTCTCTGCCTCGCCTTTGGCGTCAAAGTCAATCTTGCGTGCCATGTTCTACCTCCTTGTGGCTTCGCTAAGGTACCAGTCGCCGTTGACGTCCTGTACCATAGATTTAGGATACCAGCGCTGCCCGGACTGAAAGTTGGCTTGTTCCCACTGCCAGTACACGCGCTTAGCCCCAATCTCGGTCACTGCGGACCCTATCGGGCGCTTATCGTTTAGCGGCCTGTAGTCGGTGCTCCAAGCGAACACCTTGCCGCGTTGACGGAACGCGGTCATTATCCGCTCTCCAAATCGAATTGAGCGCGCACTATGGCTTCTCTCCTGTTGCGCAACAAGCCTTGCACCATCGCGGCGTTCAACTTGCGGGCAAACTCAGATACCACAGACCGTTCGGCGTCGTGGTAGTCTTGACGATCTTCCCACACTTTGCCCACGTCGATAGGATCGCCGTACAGGCGTCGCATCGTGTCGCGCGGGTCTTCACGCTTAGGTTTTCGTTTCCAAAAGCCCATGGCTTCTCTCCTTTTCTGTCCGATGAAACCAATGAGACGGCGCTATACGCGCCGTCCTTTTGGGTTCACCGCCGCCAGCTTGTGAACGTGGTTATTAGGTACGCGCCGCGTTGTACGCGTGAAGGCTATCGGCACGGGCGTTGCGCACTTTCCAGCCGCGTTCGCGCACAATGTCGCGCACCGTGTCTTTGTGGATGTCAAGACGGCGCGACAGTTCGGCGATTGACAAGTCGCCTTCGGTCGCGTTGATCGTTTGCCAGATGCGAAATGCGTGCGCTTCGCGCGTCGGGTGTATAGCGGTCATGGCTTCTATCCTCTTCGGGTTGAGTAAACTTGTTTCGCAATGAAGTCAAGCCCGCCTAGACGCAGTGCCTAAGCGGGCTTGTGGCGGGCGTCACGTCGCGGCGTCCATAACCGCGCAGAATACGGCCATGACAAGGTTCTCCGCCTTGTCACCGTTCGGCATAACGATGCCGTGGGCCTTCGCCGCCGCCCGGATCATGGCCTCTGCATCGTCAGCGATTTGTGCGGCGATGTCGGTGCGGTCCCGTCCTTTCCGTTCGCGGGCGCGTTCGTAGATGTCTCGCTCTGTTCGGGTGTAAGTCGTCGTCATGGCTTCTCTCCTATTTGGCATTGTTCTATGGCCGGGTCACACGGCGCGAAGATGTACGGCACCCACAACATGGCGTAGATAAGGGCGAACAGGCAAAGCGCGCCGATTGCGTCGCCTATCCATGCGCGGATTGCGCTTTTCATGCCAACACCACGGTGTAGCACGCGACAAGCGAGTATTCGCCCGTTAATCGGTTAAACCTCCACTGGCGACAAGGCACGGCTTTGTGCAAACGGCCACGGGTGTGCATGGTTTCGCTCTTCGCGTATCCGCGCGCGTCGCTCAATTTGTCGAAAAACATGGTTTCTATCCTTTCTGCTACGTGAAACCATTGAAACGGCGCGGCGTTGCGCGCCGTTCTGAAAGTTTCACGCGGCGTTGCTGAGGCGTTCGGCGAGTTGTTCGGCGAGTTCGGTTGCGACTTCGCGCACGTATTCGCCCGCGTCGCTTTCAAGGCCCCAAAGGCTTTCTGTCTCGCCGCAACACGCGCAATCGCCCGCACGGCGTACCACGACGCCGATATAGCGCCATTGATCCGTGCACCAACCGCGCAAGCGGTCATAATCGGCCATGGCCGCGCCCGCCGCATAGGCGCGCGGCGTCATGCTTTCCCGGTGCAGCTTGTAAAGCGCAGAGGTTGCCGCGTGCGCGTCTGGCCCGTACGCAGTCTGTTCGGCGGTGCCGTTGACAATCCATGCACGAAACTTGCGCTTCCCGCTATGCGCGAAGCGGTCTACCACGACGCGACCGGGCAGAAAGCCCCAACCATCGCGGCGCGCGGTCTTGCACGCGCCCGCGAAGTCATAAAACCGCTTGCTACGCCCTTCTTCGCTCAGCACAAGCTCGCCGGGCAATTTGTCGCGCCTTGTCCATTCCGACACGTTGCCGTGGCCGTCTTCTTCTTTCCATGGCGCGCCGTGGTCGCCGTCGTGTTCAACCGCCGCAACGTACGCAACGCCGTCGTGTTCAAACTCGAACGTTTCGCCGTCGTAAAATTTTTCGTTTGTCATGGTTTCTCTCCTGTTTTTCGCGCGTATCAAAACGCGGCACCCTTAATCAATTCCAGAACCGAGTGTCACCGCGCGCCCGCGTCTAGGTTGCCGCGCGCCGCTATCCTTGCGGCGTTCCGGGTCGCGGCGCGCACATAGGCCACGCCGTCGCGCCCGCGCCCTTTTACCCAAACCGCCCAAACTGGACCCTCACCGCCAACACCCCAATACGCGCCGCCCGCGTCGTACTCGCCCGCCGGGCCTGCAACCGCTAGGCGGTCTAGCGGCGTGTCGGGGTCGATCTGTACGCCGTGCCGCCCCATGGGCGCGCCGTAACGGCAATTCAGTTTCGGCCAAGGTGTAAAGCGTGCCATTGGGTTTCCTTTCGTTTAGACGTTGTGGACATTGTGACGCGCCGCCGCAACGGCGCGCTGCAATGTCAACAGTTAAACAGTTCCTCAAGAGCGGCGTCTAGGTCCATGTTGTCAATATAGCCCGCTTCTGTACTGTCTCCCCACCATGCACCCTTGACCACGTTGCGCTTTGTGTCGATCCACACGTTAGGACCACCAAACGCAACCAACACTTCGGCGCTGCGGTATTCGCGGTCAGAGCCTACCCGATACTCAATGTCCAAGACGTCGGTAAGGTAGTCGTAACCGCTCATGGGGCTAAGTTCGACTTCTTCACCGCCTACGATCCAGCCGTCTTTGAAAGAGGTGTCTGCATCGGGAGAAAACCCGGTACACTGCCAGAACTCCCCGCAGTCGAACTTGCGGCCATCGGTCAACGTCAACGTGTCGGTGTCCGGGTCGTGCAATTCAACGTCGGTTTCGGCGATGAACTCCCCATCTGTAATGTACGCGCCGCAGTCGCTTTCGATGTACTCAACCTCGTTTCCGTCTCGGTCAACCAAAGGCGGGTTTTCGAGCACGTTCGCAATGTGCCGCACTTGGTCGCGTAGTTGCTGTTTACAGTCAGTCATGTTGTGTCCTTTCGTCTGCTATGTACGCAACATACGACACGACTAGACGCCTGTCAATACCCTTTTAGCGACTTATTGTGCGCAACGTCCTGTATACGGTCTAAGCCGTACACGTGGCCTACGCACTCAAACACGTCTAGCTGCAACATGCCTACAATGTACACACTGCGCTTATTGTGCGTGATGTAAAAGCGGCCATCATACCGCACGCGCCGCGTGTTGTACTTGCCGCCCAGCCGTATCTGCCCTTCAAGCTCTATTATACAATCTGTCCAACCTTCCCCCTCACACATGTTAGTCTTGACCTGCCCAAGCGGCCAAGACATAACCGCTTCAACATCGGCCAACGTCAAGGTCTCAGGCATTGCGCGCGTCGTGCTGCGCTTGCGTCGTGTCTTTTTGGGCATTGTGTGTTTTTCTCTACTTTTCGCCAGAATTGGCCCTAAAAGCCCTACTATCACTTTTTGCGCTAAGTGTCCATGGCGTCGTAGTGTGTCTGCGACCCATAAAGGGGCGCAGTTCACCTACAGACTTGGACACAACGCGTGCGCTAGGTAGGTTATGGATGCGTTGCACACTGTGTATAGTGTTTGATTGTACAGTTTGAAGCGAATTGGACGGTTAGGATGAATTGTCGGCAACGCAAATCTGCAAACGCTTGCAACTTGCGCGACGCGCCCGCGACGTGCAATATAAGCCCGCGACCGTGGCCGCATTGCACACAGTGTACGGCGCGTGCTGCACAAGATGTAGTGTCGAGCCGCCTAGACGCGACATGCGAATTGCTAACTCATTGAAAAGCCACAACTTTAGTTTCGCATAATTAGCATTATGTTAAATGTCGGCACGAATTGCACGTTGCGGCCTATGCGCTGCGCGCAAGGGGAGGGGGTGCGCCGGGGGTGGGGG